ATTTTTAAGCCGCGGCCTCTTGACAATCAATCTGCACAACCTTTTTCTCTTGTGTGCGTGTTGCACCTAAAGTCTGTCTACCTATAATACCAATTTCATTATTTTTTTCTAGTAGGTTACCAGCTGTGAATTGAACATCCTCCCAGTCTCCAAGAACAAGCCCACCCTCAGCATAAGCAAAACAATTACGAATGCGTGAAGTTTTAGTTAGTTCTGTTACCTGTAGAAATCGGAAACCCATGAAGTAATCCAAATCGCCAGATATTAATGCTCGGATTTGGTTGAAATCTGCACTTGTTGCTTCAACAGTGCCGAGCATGTTATCAATTTGCTCAGGGTCAACAACTATATACAGTTTTGTTCTTTTGGTATTTACTTTAGCCCGTCTAAACCTCATCATTGCCTGTCTCAATTTGGTTACAGTCAAGCCTGTACCGCCATTTGCAATCTTTTGAGCGGCAGGTAGAGCAACTGCAGTGGTACCATGTCTACCCGTCATTGCAGGCTGAAGTGCAGCACGAATAATTTCTTTATCTGTTGCAACACCAATGCCACCAGCAATTGCCTGCATATACGCACTTGTTGGTCGAGTCATTGTCTTGAGTTCATCAATAGTTGATAATAATGTGGAGCCTTGATAAGTATCTGGGTGGGCATGACGGACAAAATGGTCAATGTTACCCCAAGCAGTATCATTATGACGACCCGTTAATACAGTTGCGGTTATGTCTCCAACTTGGTTGATGACTGTAGAATCCGAACCCTGCATCATCTGCACTTTTACATGGTTTCTAAGTAATGAAGTCTCTTGCTGTAAAAGTAATTCTAGCGTTCCTGTTGCTTGCGTGTTAAACGCTTCTGTTATAATACCCATTTTCTATTTTCTCCTGTGTAATATGTATTTATGCTTTATTATATATAAAGACTATTTATTTTTCAGACGCTAACTTTTCATAAAGTTTTGTAACTTTAGCAAATAAAAGTTTATTCTTGGTATCGTCCAGGTATTCAGGTTTGTGCATAATTTCATAAATCTCGTCTTTGATTGCCTGCTTTGTACTACCAGTAGCACCACCGTCGCTTAAGAACTGGTCTTCTTTTGAGCCATTGGCTAAAGCGTCAAATAATTTTACGGTATTCCCTACACCAAGTAGTTTACCGACTTCTTCAGCAACATCTTCTTCAAGCCCCATATCTTTAAATGCTGCACGAGCGTCTTCCATTCTATTATCATAATCCCTGCCCCACTCCTGCTTCAACTCGCCTATAGTCTTCTCATTTTGCTCTTTAGTGTTTGCTTCTACTTCTGATTGGTATTTCTTTGCAAGGGTGTCTCCGTCTTTATACAAACCTTCTGCCTGTGCTTCAGTAAGTCCGTGTTTATGTGCAGATTCTCTGAAGGCATTATATGAACTTTCTTGGTCATGGGTGCCAATATCAAATCCGTAATCATCTGGAGTTTCTGGTCTACCCAACTTATCGTAAAAGTCATTCATCTCATCGGTATTACTACCGTCGGGTACTTTAAAATCACTACCTTGTGCCTTCAAGTCGTTGTAGCCTTTTACAACATCTTCAACCCCATTCCAGTTATTGGTTTCAATGTCGCCTATTGTATCTGCACTTACATCTCCGTACCATGTGCCTTGTGCACCACTCTCATTAGCACCACCAATTTCATTATTTGACTCTGACATTTTTTATCTCCTTTGCATTTAAAATTGTTTTAATCTTCAACCCAAGTGCTCTAGCACCCTCATTATAATAAGTAATGTTTGGGTTTGATAAATCGGCACTTATTCTATCTATACCGCAGATTTCCATTATATTATTCAGTACCGTTTTACCTTCATCTGTGCCAAATACTCTATTGTACAACGCCGTCTGCTCTTCTTTTGTTAGTTTATACATTTGAACCATCCATTCCTGTATTTTTCATAATCTCGGACATTTTCATAGCCGCTTCTTGTGTTTCTTGGGATTGTTGTTGTTGTGCTTTAGCCTCACTTTCTTTAGCCACCTGCTCATCACTCTTGAGCACTATGCTAGGTATGTTAGCAGCGTCTAATGCCATTTTCGTTAGTTTGTTCATGTCTATAATGTTAAATGCGTCTGGGTCATTCTGAACTAGTGGCAAGAGAGTCTGAATAACCTTATTCAAGTTTACAAGTTCCTCTGAGTCCTGCATTTTATTAACAGGACTCTCAAAAGCAATATCATATACATTGTCAACACCTTCTGGAAAATCAGGCAGTAAACCTTTTTTCTTTAAAATAGATAGTTCTCTCACTACTAGAGGGCTTAACGCTTGATTTTGTTGTCTAACCAGTAGAGGGGTTAATAACATGCTCTTCTCCTGAGCCCTTATTAAAGCCTCAGTAGCAGTCATGCGAGGAGTGTCTACCATTATTTGGAACAAGGTAATCAGGAAAGTCTCATTTATCCTTGCCTCTAGTTTATCAATTTGTGCGGCACCTAAGTCGACCCTAGCACCGTCATTAAAGGGTCTCATTGTTGGGTTTCCACTAAAGTCCAGTCCGCCACTAATAACATTGTTAGGAGCCATATCAATTAAACCGTTAACAGCCATGCTATCATCCTTTGTTAGTATGGTTGGTCTAACGGCTTTCTCAATGGCAAGACTAACATCTTCACTAAAGCCATTTAAGTTAATTACATCGTCAATACATTGCATTGCCAGCCCTCTACCGAAAACCTCATCTGGGGCAGTATTGTAACGACTAATAGAATAAGGAAAGGTATCAAACTTACCTTGACTCAATATTACTTTATCTTCTATAAGAATGTAGTAACTATCGAACTCGTCTTTGTCTTTATCCTTTGACGGCATAACTGAATGTAATACCTTAAGTTTTTTATTTGCTGATTCTATATTGTCTAATGATTGAAGAAGTTTTTCAGGTATATTTTTTTTACCGAAACTATCAATGATATCAAGCAATGATAGGTGCAAAACACGGTCAACCCTATTAATAATACCTTGGTGGTTCTGCCCGAGCGTTACAGTTTTTAAATTAATACATTTATAGCGTATAGTATTTTTCTTATCCGAGTCAATGAATAACAAACCAGTTCCAAAAGCACCCATTTGCTCCCAACGCATATTATTTTGCTCTGCGAAATTGCTACCGGGGTTGTATCTGTAGTCGAATAGAAGTTGGTTGACATTATAAAACCAGTCTTTTACATCCTTGTCTTCCAATAATTCAGGGTTCCTAGGCTTTAGAGTGTGCCATTTCTTATCAACTGGAGTGAGTAGCCCATCGGCGATACCAACAAATCTACTCAATGCTAAAACAGGTTGGGAGTTGTGAATCTTCTCTCCTTTCTTCTCGCCTACACTCGTATCATTAATTGCACCGTCTAACGACCAGTCGCCTGAAAATGTAGGTATAAAATAATCAGCCACCTTACTCCAGTATGATTCCCAATTAACGCGTTTACTTTTGTTGTACTCGAACTGAGCGAGTATGTTATCAACCATTTTATTCATTGCTAACCACCTAGTATGTTACTAACAGCACCTAACGCGGCACCTTGAGTTTGACTACGACCCCTTGCATTTCTTTTATTCTTTCGGATTCTATCTTTTCTTTTATTTTCTAGTTGCCTCTCATCGTAACTTAGAGGTCTCTTTGGTTGATTTTTGTAACCACCCATGGGAACAGGATACCCCACTCTAGGTCTATCTGTTGCTCTATCGGGGGAATTCATGTATATCTCATATGCCCTAGTTTTATGGTTAGCAGAACTCATGGTTTTATTAAAAAAACTCATTATTAACCACCTAAAATATTACTAACAGCACCTAATGCGGCACCTTGGGTTTGAGAGCGACCCCTAGCATTTCTCTTGTTCTTTCGGATTCTAGTTTCTTTCTTTTTTCTGAGCCTCTCAGCCTCATAGTCAATGCCTACAAAGAGTTTACTCGCCTCGTATTTTAGTCCCCGTCCCATTCCCAGTCTAGTTAAGCGTCCAAACATAATTACATTCTCCTTTTATCCTAAGATATCGTTAACACCGTTAAGTCCGGCACCAACTGTTTGATTTAAACCCGCTCGGTTTCTTTTGTTCTTAAGTTCTCTTCTCTCGGCATTACGCCTAGCCTCTGCCGCTTCTGCGTCGTACTGTGCAGTATTGTTTGTTTGCTGAGGGGTCATCGCACTTATTACCGTCTTGGCTACAAAAGCATAATAAATAAATTCAAAAATACCCATATTTTAATAACCTGTTTTAATAATTTAAATGACACCCACTGGAGTTCGCTCCAGTATCACTATATCGAAAAAGGAAATAAATCGATTTAATAGGGTTTCGCCTCGCCAAAACAAGATGTCAACTTTCGTATTATATCATCTAGTTCTTCTAGAACTTGAGTTGTTTATAACTTTCATTATATTGCCATTGCTAAAACCATAACTAGCAACTTTATAGGCAAAAGTAAAGGAGAGGGCGTCAGCGTCATCAGGGCTAGATACCCCTCTTTTCCTCATTTTCTCTTTAGATTCCAGCAATATTTTCCCATGGAACTTTTCAGATGAAGTGGTTGACCTAATGCATGTTAGTTGTTCTCTAATATCTTTATTGATATAACCAGTCTGTAACCAGTCCTTCATGTCTCCCCACATCTCAGCCCTTTTGTTTGCATAGATTAGAGGTTTGTTTGGAGTATTTGCTCCACTAACCTCAACTATTCTGTTTTTATAGCCCATTTGATTTAGTCTATCTATCACACCTCCACCAACACCGACGCCGTCGATAAAAGTTTTGTCTACTTTGTATACTTCTATTGCTTTTGCCACATGTTCTGCAACAATCATAGTATCATCACCAAGGTATCTTTGGAACGGTATCACTCTTGCATTCCTTCCTTGTCTAAAGGCAAGAACTGTATGGTCATTACCAAACCGAGCAACATCGACACCCATTATAAGTGGCTCCTTGTTATTATATGTTTTTTCCATTTCACGAGCATAAGCGTCTTCAGCCAAGTCCGCACTAATAAACGAAAACTCCCCCGTCAATGGAAACAAACCCCGAACCTCAACACGGCTAATATCATGGTCTATTCCATTTTGTTCCACGATTCTATCATAGGTGGAAGGGTCGAGTCCTTCAACAGTACGGCTATCAATATTTGTATTTTTCCAGTACTTTTTATTCTTGTGAAATGCTTCAAAAAATTCACCAGTATTTTTACGACCATTTGAAATTAATATCCAAATCCTTAATGGAGACAAGTCTGTAAAGAAACCTTCAGTTACATTGTAGATAGAGTCATCAATGCCTGAGGCTTCATCAAAAGAAACAATTAGCCCAACCTGTGAGTGAACCCCTGCAAAGGCGTCGGGTTTATCTTTCGACCAGTTTTGTGCCTCACAATAGTAGTATCCTGAGTCTATCTTCAACTGAGAGCGTAACAATTCCTTAAATTCTTTATTTGGTTTAATTGATAATGCCGTCTTTTCGTACCAATGTCCATTGATAGCCATGCCAT